GTATCGATGCCAATGATATCTCTGCTATTGTCGCCCGTATCGGCGGCTGGGAACGCTCCAAAGCAAAGGTACGAATCCCGCTCTATGGACCCCAGTGGATCTATGTTCCAAAGGCCTGTTCCAAAGATTGAACCTCTTGGCGGGGAGCAGTTTGGAACAGTTCCAAAGTCCTGATTTTGTACCAAAAGTTCCAAGCCCCTCTACCCGTTGGAACTATTCATAAAGCCTTGTAAATAGGCACAAACAAACGTTGTTCCATTGTTCCAATCAATACTATCAAAAATAAAAAGGTAAGTAGCTATAGGGTATATACAGCATTTTATATTAATAGCGATTTTATGGCACTTTGGAACATTTGGAACAGCGGGAAAGGAAACCGATGTTAGAAAAGACGATTGAATATAAATTGAAATCCGCAGTTAAAAACATGGGCGGCATAGCATTTAAGTTTACTGCTCCCGGTATCAATGGAGTGCCTGACCGCTTGGTGCTATTACCACATGGGAAGTTGGCATTTATCGAACTTAAAGCGCCGGGTAAAGATATGCGACCGCTGCAAGTACGCAGAAAAAGGCAGTTAGAGCAACTTGGCTTTTCGGTTTACTGCATTGACAGTGCGGAGCAGATTGGAGGTGTGCTTGATGCAATACAAACCTCATGAATATCAGAAATATGCAACGAACTTCATACTGGATCATCCGGTATCCGCTATTCTACTGGATATGGGTCTTGGAAAAAGTGTGATCACTCTGACGGCAATAACCGAAATCCTCTTCGACCGCTTTGATGCACATAAAATTCTGGTTATTGCACCCCTTCGAGTGGCCCGTGATACTTGGCCAGCTGAAATCGAAAAATGGGATCACCTTCACTGCCTTACCTATTCCGTAGCAATCGGCACAGAACAGGAACGAAGAAACGCACTCATGGCCAAAGCAGATATCTACCTCATCAACCGTGAAAATGTTGACTGGCTGGTTAGCAAGAGTAATCTCCCGTTTGACTTCGATATGGTGGTCATCGATGAGTTATCTTCCTTCAAATCCCACAGCGCGAAGAGGTTTAAAAGCCTTTTGAAAGTTAGACCTAAGATAAAACGCATTGTAGGTCTTACGGGTACTCCCTCCAGCAATGGACTTATGGATTTATGGGCTGAATTTCGTATCCTCGACATGGGTCAAAGACTCGGCAGGTACATCACCCATTACCGTAATAAATTTTTTACCCCTGATAAGCGAAATCAGCAGATGGTCTTTTCCTATAAGCCACTTCCTGGTGCAGAAAAGGCAATATACAGACTTATTTCCGACATTACCATCTCCATGAAATCTACTGATTTCTTAAAAATGCCTGAATGTTTAATTAATGAAGTGCCAGTGTACTTAAGTCCGGATGAGCAGGATATTTACGATACCTTCCGTGAGGACATGGTCATAAAACTTAAAGCGGATGAAATCGATGCGGTGAACGCAGCCGTGCTTTCCGGTAAACTCCTTCAGATGGCAAACGGTGCTGTCTATGATGAGGATAGCAAGACTCATCAAATTCACGACCGAAAGCTGGATGCTCTTGAAGATTTGATTGAAGGTGCAAACGGCAAACCTGTACTCATTTCCTACTGGTACAACCACGACCTTGAGCGTATCTGCAAGCGGTTTGATGTTAGGCAGATCAAAACATCAAAGGATATTGCAGATTGGAACAGCGGAAATATCCAAGTTGCAGTTATTCACCCCGCTTCTGCTGGGCATGGACTGAACCTTCAAAGCGGAGGTTCCACCCTCATCTGGTTTGGGCTTACATGGTCACTTGAACTGTATCAGCAGACCAATGCCCGCCTATGGCGACAAGGTCAGCGTGATACGGTGGTTATCCACCACATTGTTGCTAAAGGAACCATTGACGAACAGGTCATGACAGCGCTTCGTAAAAAAGAAAAAACCCAGTCTGACCTAATCAATGCAGTCAAAGCAAATCTGACGGATAGGAGGAAAATCGCATGAACGACACATACGAAAGACTGGCAAATGCCATCGTTTTGCAGGCGGTCAAGGATTACCGCAATGCACTGAAAAGGCTGAAAAAACACCCCCGCAGCGAGACTGCTTTATATACGAAACGGGAAGTCGAGCGATTCTTCCGTTCCGATTGGTATACATCACTTACTACAGTTGACCCAGAAATGCTTATTCTCAAACTTAACGAGGAGGTTATATGATGACGGTAAAAGAATATCTCGGACAGGCTTATCGCTTGGACCAACGCATAAACAGCAAGCTGGAACAAGTGGCTTCACTGAATGATCTTGCCAATAAGGTAACAACTACCCTCACGGGTATGCCAAAGAACCCTAACCGTGCTACCTCCACAATGGCGGATGCTGTGACAAAGATAATCGACCTACAAGCAGAAATAAACCGTGACATCGACTGCCTTGTTGACTTGAAACGTGAAATTGTAGCAGTAATAAAAACGGTTGACAATCCGGAATACCAAACATTGCTTGAGAAGCGCTACCTATGCTTTGAGACCTGGGAGCAAATTGCTGTTGATATGGATTACAGTATCCAACATATCTATCGCTTAAGAGACAAAGCCCTCTCAAAGATTTCTATCCCAGCATGAAAAGATGATAGGAAATGTTAGTAGATGTTCATAGTTTCTTTTGATACTATTAGGATAGAGAAATAGAATTCCAAAGACCATCGCGGAGAAATCCCCGGTGGTTTTTTTATGCCCGAAAGTGAGGTGAACCAATGCCCTACAAACCTAAGCGTCCCTGTGCTTACCCCGGCTGCGGTCGGCTTGCTGAACGCGAGCAATACTGTGCCGAGCATCAAAAAGCAACGGACAAACATTACAACCAGTACGAACGTGACCCTGCTTCCAACAAGCGGTATGGTCGTGCCTGGAAGCGTATCCGTGACCGCTACATCAAGTCGCATCCTCTTTGTGAGGAGTGCGAGAAACAAGGTAAGCTCACTCCTGCTGAAGAGGTACACCACATTCTTCCGCTCTCCAAGGGCGGCGGCAATGAGAAAAGCAATCTCATGGCTCTTTGTAAATCCTGTCACTCTCGAATCACTGTCGAGAGCGGCGACCGGTGGGGGCGGTCAAATCTCTAAAACTTTTTAAAGCGGACAGCGGCGTGGGGCTTCGTGTTAAAAAACGCGGTTTCAAACGAGGGAATAGCCCCAGCCCAGCTAAGTGAGGTGAAAATATGGCGAAAGACGGTACAAATCGAGGCGGCGCTCGTGTCGGTGCAGGTGCAAAAAAGAAGCCCCTGGCTGACAAAATAGCCGAAGGCAATCCTGGCGGCAGGAAACTGACCGTGATGGAATTTCAGGATACAGCAGACCTCAAAGGACTTGAAATGCCCGAGCCAAATAAAATGCTCGAGGCTATACAAAAGGATGGTAAAGCACTGGTTGCAGGAGAAATCTACAGAAACACATGGCAGTGGCTGAACGAACGTGGGTGTGCTGCTCTCGTATCACCACAGCTTTTAGAACGCTATGCCATGAGTGTGGCTCGTTGGATTCAATGTGAAGAAGCAGTCACAGAATATGGCTTTTTAGCAAAACATCCGACTACAGGTAATGCCATTCAAAGTCCCTATGTGGCAATGGGGCAAAATTACATGAACCAAACCAACCGGCTGTGGATGGAGATATTCCAGATTGTTAAGGAAAACTGCACCGGTGAATACAGTGGCGCTAACCCACAGGATGATGTGATGGAGCGTCTGCTTACGGCAAGGCGAGGAAAATAAATCAGATTGGAGGAAAATATGATAACTTATAAAACTGCGGAAAGTGTCTGCATGGGACACCCGGATAAACTATGTGATCTCATTGCTGATAACATTTTGGATGGTTGTCTTCGTAAAGACAAAGCTTCTCGCGTGGCCTGTGAGGTCATGGCAACCAAAGGTAAAATTATCGTGGCGGGCGAAATCACCTGCAGCTGTAAAGTAGACATCCGCTTCGTCGTAAAAAATGTACTTCGTGAGGTTGGATACAATCCGTGGAAATTCACAGTATTTGTTTTCGTACACCAGCAAAGCGCAGATATTGCGGCGGGTGTAGATAATGCGCTTGAAGTACGAAATGGTATCAATGACCCTTACGGTTCTGTGGGCGCCGGTGACCAAGGCACGGTTTACGGGTACGCAACCAATGAAACCCGTGAGAACCTACCCCTCCCACTGGTGCTTTCCCATCGCATCGTCAAGCGCATTGATATCTGTCGCAAAGGAAAGCTCATTAAGGGTATTATGCCTGACGGCAAGGCGCAGGTCACCCTGGAGTACGAGGATGGCAAACCCAAGCGTGTAAAAACCATTGTCGTTTCAGTACAGCATGATAAGGACAAAACTCAGGAAGAACTGAAATCAGATATACTCAATAATGTGTTGTGGCAGTGTTTTGAGGATTTCCCATTTGATGATGGTACCGAAATACTCATCAACCCATCTGGCAGATTTGTCGAAGGTGGCCCCGCTGCCGATACAGGTTTAACCGGCAGAAAAATCATGGTAGATACCTATGGTGGTCTTGCGTCTCACGGCGGAGGTGCCCTTTGTGGCAAGGACCCGACCAAGGTTGACCGAAGTGGTGCATACATGGCACGATACATTGCAAAGAACATCGTATGGAGCGGTCTTGCAGAGAAATGCGAGGTCGCTCTTTCTTATGCTATAGGAAAGGCAAAGCCTGTGGCAGTTGACGTGACTTCCTTTGGTACTGGCAAACTCACTGATGAGCAGCTTGCCAATATTGTGCAGGATGTGTTTAACCTCCGACCGGCAGCAATCATTGAAAAACTAAGGCTACGAAATTCAATCTACTCCGATACGGCGGTTTATGGTCATTTCAATTCCTGTCTGTTCCCGTGGGAGGATGTAAATATGTACACAAATTTAAGAAAGGCGGCTGAGAAATATGCAGATAGAAAAACTGAAAACTGAGCTGTTGATTCCAGCCGACTACAATCCTCGTAAAGATTTAAAACCCGGTGACCCAGAATATGAAAAGTTGAAACGCTCCATCGAGCAGTTTGGTTATGTTGAACCCGTTATATGGAATAAGACCACATCTCATGTTGTCGGCGGCCACCAGCGTTTGAAAGTACTGCTTGATATGGGTATCACCGAAGTTGAGTGTGTGGTCATTGAAATGAACGAGGAAAAAGAAAAGGCTCTCAACATCGCTCTTAACAAAATAAGCGGTGACTGGGATAAAGATAAATTGATGCTTTTAATTGCTGACCTGCAAGGAGCCGACTTTGATGTATCCCTTACCGGATTTGAGCCTGCTGAACTGGATGCACTGTTTAAGGACTCTCTTAAGGATGGCATCCATGATGATGATTTTGATGTGGATGCCGAACTGCAAAAGCCTGCAGTCACCAAGCAAGGTGATGTTTGGAGACTCGGACAGCACAGGCTCGTCTGCGGGGATTCCACTAAGGCAGATACCTTCACACTATTGATGGACGGGAAACTTGCAAACCTTGTGGTAACCGACCCTCCGTACAATGTTAACTACGAAGGTACGGCAGGCAAAATTAAGAATGATAATATGGGAAATGAAGCGTTCTATACCTTCCTGCTCTCGGCTTTTCAAAACACCGAAGCGGCAATGGCGAAGGACGCTTCTATTTATGTGTTCCATGCAGATACGGAAGGTCTGAATTTTAGAAGGGCATTCTCAGAAGCTGGTTTCTACCTCTCCGGCACTTGTATTTGGAAAAAGCAGTCCCTTGTTCTCGGCCGCTCGCCTTACCAATGGCAGCATGAGCCTGTTCTTTTCGGCTGGAAGAAGTCTGGAAAGCACAACTGGTATGCCGACCGTAAGCAGACCACCATTTGGGAATTTGAGAAGCCAAAGAAAAACAGCGACCATCCGACCATGAAGCCCGTGGCTCTGGTAGCTTACCCGATTCTCAACTCAAGCCTGACCAACTGCATCGTCCTCGATCCTTTCGGTGGCTCAGGAAGTACACTCATTGCCTGTGATCAGACTGACCGTATTTGCTACACCATTGAGCTTGACGAAAAATACTGCGACGTCATTGTAAATCGTTATATCGAGCAAACCGGAAACGCAGATGGTGTATTTCTTTTGAGAGATGGTACGGAGTACAAGTATCATGATCTGCAGGTAGCAAATGCTGACAGCTAAAACTCCACCAGCAAAAAAACCGCCGATTAATTAGGAACAGTTTTCCTACAGAATATGCTCTAAACAACTTGCTATTTACAGCGTTCAGAGTGATATATGTAGTACCGAAAAAAGAAAGGCGGTATGAAAAATGCACATTAATTATA